TACGATATTATAGATTGATTTAATGACGATTAGTTCAGTGTTCCTAGGGTCAGTAGCAGAAAACTTAGGTAATGTGGATTGTGACCCACTAGACGCACTATTTGGGTCAGCACCAGGGTTCTGACCACCAGGAGGCAGTATGACTACTCTAGTTCTTCCTGTTCCGTTAGGGGCAGCAAGAGCAGGTAGAGAAGCATTACTTGGTCTCACCTGAACTTGTTGAGTAGGGTCCCTTAAGGGAACATTACCAGGAATCGCATTTATTCCACTAAATCCACCTTCTTTGATTGCGCCAGATATTGAATCTGCTAACTCTCTAAACTTTGAACTCTGTGTGAAATTTTTACCATACTTACTCTCCCAGTCCACCATCACCCCCATCTCTACTAATGTAGCAGGAGATAACGCTGCTCTATTAATTGTGGCGTTGCCCTTAGTATCTGATCCAATTCTACCCAGACCTGGATTATTTTCCTGGAACGCAGCAAGTGCCTTATAGATTGGTCTAGACATCGCAATATCACCAGAATCACCTAATTTTGTTCTAGTCATAAATCCAACGCTTCCCTTAGCATCAAAATGAAGTGGAACAACTCTTGTGCCTTTAGAAGCCATTTTCATTAGATACTTATCATAATCTTGATAGTTCCCAAACTGCTCTGGAGTTACAATCTTAGTCCTGACTCCATCCCTAACTAGATTATCTCTAATAATTCTTGCTGCTGAGTCTTGATGTTGTCTTTCTCTACCATCAGCACCAGTTGCTCTAGCATTTTTAAAAGTGTTTCCTCCAGGAGTATCTGGAATACTATACATATTTTCTGGTTTCACATGATCAAGAGGTAGTATCACATCATAATTAGAACCAGGAATCAATCCACCATTTTGGAAACCCAAAAGATTTCCTTTACCTATCTTGGGTCTGTTAGTTCCCCCAGCAGCAGCATTAGCAGCAAGTAGATTGTCTCTACCATACATGTCTCCTGCTTTATTGCTCATCACAACTTCACCAGGAGAGAGTGCTACTAGTTGAGTATCAGCACCCATACCAGAGATTTTTTGACCTGTTGAACCAGTTACCAATGAACCACCATCCAATCCTGTGACTGGTTCAGGTGCAGAAAATGGATTTTCATATGGGTCTATCATAGGGATTGACAGAACTGGTTTATCCTCTTCTCTGATATTGTCTATAGGTTCAGCACCAAATAATGCTAATGCTCTATTGACATTATCTTCTAAAGCATTAAAGGCATCAAAAATACCACCAATAAAATCATTAATAGGTCCTAATATATTTTCATTTGTCCAAGTAGATATAGAGTTTATAAAATCAATAAACTTATTTACAAAATCAACAAACGGTTGAAATGCTTTTCCTGGATCTTTTAAGATTTCAATAAGACCAAGCAATGCTCCACCTAATAATATATTCTTAAAGAAGTCCAGAATCATATCAAAGAAGTTACTAGCAGGTTTCAATGCTGCCTTTGCTGCACTCTTAAACCTATTATCTTTTTCAGGTGTTTCTAACTTTGTTTCTCTTGTCTTCTTCTTTAATGTATCTGCTTCTGATGCTTCCTTCTTTTCGCTCTTCTTTTCTAATTGAAACTGTTTGTTGAGTGTTTCAACAATACTATTAAGATTCTCAGATATCTTATTGACTTGTGGGACTAATGTATTTTCAATAAACGCAGAAGAATCATCTGGTTTTATCTTTTGTATTTCATTTATTACTTCATCCTGCAACTTAGTTTTAGGTGTTGGGCCCTGCTTCTTAGGGGCAGCACTTTTTCTCTGAATCGCACCAGAAAAGAAAGCATCTGCTTTTACTTTCTTCTTGGGTTTGGGTTTGAATCTACCTGTCTTTGACTTAACTCTCCTGAACTCATTCGTAAGAAGTTCTACTTCTTCGGTAGGCATCTGACTGTTGGACATTCTACCAGCAGCCATCTTCTCTCTGAGAAGAGTTTTATATGTATCGTAATCTATATCACTAACATCATCTAATCCTAAGAGTCTCAGGATTACTTCTTCAATATTATCTTCCTTAACTGATTGTTTCTTCTTTGCCTTAGAAGAAATAGCAAGCGCAGAGGATCCACCAGAAGGATTAGACTTCTTCTTTCCTAATATGCTATTCAGTAGATCGTCTAGACCCTCTGGGATTTCATCCATTCTGTCTTGCCTTTGACTTTTGCTCTTCGTCCTCTAAATGTTGCTGTAGAAGTGCGACATAAACATCACGCTCCCAAGGCATCATGTTTTCAATCTCAGTTAATGAATATTTATGGTACTGCATCAGGGCAAAATTTAACTTGTAGTATCCCTCAAGATCCATATGGATCATCCCTACGCGAAAAAACTGGATAAACCCTCCAAAACGACAGTACCTTTTTTCTTAGTCTTGGGATTCTTTACTTCAATTTCATGCGATAGTTTAGGCATAGTATTGAAAAACTCTTCAACTTTTTTAAACTGAAGAGAGTTCATCTGTTCTAAGAACTCATTAATCTCCTCACGACTACAATCTTCTGCTGCCCAGACATCATCTGCACTAAAGATTTTATCAATACATCCACCAATAATTTCAAAGGATTGATCCATTGCTGAATCATCGCTAAGGTCAAAGTTGTTTTTAATAAACTGGTCAAGAGAAGGATACTTCATCTCCATTGTAAGTTGGTCATCCAGTTTAATCATTTTGTCATGGTTTTCACTGAACTTGACTTCAATCTCATCAAGACTAATTTTGACTGGAACTTCAGTCTCACCATCATCAGGACAAATGATATTGACTTCTACTTCTTCTCCGACAGACTTGCCTCTGATATTAAGAAACAAGAACTCAATGTCAAATGTAGGGAGGTCTTCTACTTTAATGTTTCTTGTAGAAATACAGTTTTTGATTACGGTTTTGATTGCTGTAGTAATCTGAGTATTATCTTCGCTCTCTAAGGCAAGTACTAAAAGTTTTTCTTCTCTTACAAGGAAAGGTCTATACTTAATCTTTTGTTTGGTCGAAGGTAATTCCAACTCATATGTCGGTGTTGAAATCTTAGGTAAGGGCATAATGTTTTAATCAGTCAGTCGGTATATTTATTAGGAAAAACTACCACCACCAAACGCAGGAGCAACTATGGGAACATCATTAGCTCTTCCAGCATTTATACCATTAAGTTCTCTTTGTGTGCCTGCTCCAGATAATCCAAGATTTGTTGTACCTGCGATACGACTATCTGTTTCATTACTCAAGGCAGATTCAAATGATCTTTCGCGATTTGTTATACTCTTAGCACTAGAAAAATCAGTATCTACAATGTGTCTAATGTATGAGAACTGAACATTAACTTTTAGAATATCACTTGGACCATAACTTACAGCAGACTTCTGCATTGCTTTAGGGAAAGCACCAACATAAGTATAGTAAAGAGCAGGTCCTGTTATCTCTTTTTCAAACTTAGTCATAAAGATATTAGATTTATATCCACCACTCTTCCCATTAGCACCTTTAGGATAAGTCATTCTGTAGATGGCAGTGTCTCCTTCATATTGATCCGTAGTGCCTGTAACACCTTGACCTACAATATAATCCATCCAGGTTTCAAAGAACCTAATCGTATTATAGTTTCTATCAACATAAAACTGAACATCAAAAGTATCATCATAGATTCTACGATAAGCAAACTGTTCTCTTGCTCCGTAATAATCACCCACCTGATCGTGAGTTGCTAATGAACTACCGGGAATAGATGCTTCACTACAAAGAAGTTCAACATTCTTTCCATCAGTATTATATGTAAACCCTCTGGCTCTCAGAAAGTTCAATACATCTCTAGGTGGTTGTAAACTTATAGCATAAGAAGAAGTTTGAGCAAGGTTCATTACCCTACTCTTCAAATCAGATGTTCTAATTCCCTTTGGACGTGGGCCAGCCATCTATAAATAGACTCGATTACTATACTATGTAGTAGGGAAGTGGGAGAAAGTATAAAGTCAATATACAAACCATCAAATCCTGAGAAGTATCAGGGTAATGCTAATAATATTATTTGTAGAAGTTCTTGGGAACGTCGCTTCTGCAACTGGTGTGATAATAACCCCAACATATTGAAGTGGGCATCAGAAGAGTTTAGCATCCCATATGTTTCTCCTATTGATAATAGAGTGCATCGTTATTATCCAGACTATTTGATTGAAGTTAAAGAAGTTGGTGGTAAGACTAAAAAATATGTGGTTGAGGTTAAACCAAAGAAACAAACACAACCACCTAAGAAAGGCGAACGTGTCACTAAATCATTCATCTATGAAACCAAAACTTATGCTGTGAATCAAGCAAAGTGGAAAGCAGCAACCGAGTTCTGTATAGATAATGGTGTTGAGTTTAAGATTATCACTGAAGACGAACTAGGTATCAAACCTTATGGATCAAGAACAAGAAGAGTATCTAGAAAGCGAAACAAATAGACTTGAATATGTTCGTGATGATATTATAAATCAAGGTCAACCTGATGATATGATGTTTGAGTTATTACAGGTTTTGACTGAAGAAGTATTAGTTCCTGAGGTTGGAAGATACTATACATTCATATATCAACCTAAGACATCAAGGATTAGATATGATGAACATCCATTGATTGCTTGTGTTGGTATCTTTAGATGGGGTATTAGAGGTATCAACTACCACTGGGGAACATATAGAAACTACTCTTGGGAAGAAGTGATTGGAAAGTTTCATGTCGTATATCCACTTGAACTTAATGATGCTAGAGCAATCCCGTATCAGAAGTTTGAAACTTCTAGATAAATAAAAATAAAAAAGATATGGCGGACCAACTACCAGATGGTGTTACCTACCCTAAGGTGGGTGGACTTATATATCAACTCTCTACTCCAAATGTAAAAACAAAAGATAAATCTGGCACTGAGCGTGGAGAGACGGTTTTATCAAGGTTCAATGTTAACACTGGTAATTTTGATTTATATGTTAGAGAATGGAATGGTGATAAACTGTTTGCAACTTACAACGCCAGCACTAATAAATTTTCCCCTAATTCTGATAATAAAGAAATTTATCAAAGAATTGCTTATCGTCCGTCAACCGTCTCCACTAAAACAACACTTACTAGCATAGTATTCCGCACAAAAAAAGCGACAATAGGAACTCTTAACTATTTAATTAAAGATAATAAAAAGCATGACTTAGTAACAACACTGAATACAATCTCAGGTTATGAGGGATATAAGACAATTCCTGGCGTACCTGATGATAAAAGTAATGTACTCCCAGACTCAAAACCAGAACCGAAGAGCAAGGACGAACAAGACCAACCACCCGCCCCTCTTAACACTCAAGATACTAACGCTGCTCTTCCTCCTGTAGATGGTCAGACTAGTGCTCCTATAGATGAAAATGATCTTAGGGATAATGTTAATGCAGGAAGAAGAGAAGGAACATTCGGAGAAAAAGTAAGCTTAAAATATCCCATATATATTCCTGAAGGATTAAAGTATGATATCATACAGATTTCTGCATATGCATATGAACCTGCTGGTGTATTTTTAAATCCC